GTATTCAGTTGCATGGCAAGTCCAATGTCAACTGACTCTAGGAAGAGCTGTAGATCTGATCTACCGAAAGCACCCTGACCATGGAACTGTGTGCTCCCTTCATTAAAAGCGTGCTCTGATAGACCACCCTCAGGTTCGTATCTCTGCTTTTCCCAGGCTTCAAATCCTTTGATGACGGCACCACAGAGATCTGATGGGACACAGTTTTCAAAGACACCGATGTGATCTATTAGTTTCATTGTGCTTGTGCGTTAATGTATGCTGCAGGTGGGATTCTCCCTACGTATTCATCGAGTTGCATGATGTCATCGATCTTTTGATCTTGACCTTGCTGCTGCCAGAACTCGGCAAGAGCATTTCTACTATCTTTATGGAACACATCAATATGTTCCTCATGAATAGCAGATCCAAGATCCAATCGATAGTTGAACAGTGGACTAGAATAACTCTTACCACTATCTAGGATCAAATCCTCAGACACCGCACGAGGTCTAATGTTCTGGTCGATCTTCCACTGCTCACCACGCTGGTGTAGTTTCAAGATTTTATTTGCATGGTGTCTTGTAATAAGATAACATGCAGCAGAGAAATCATTGATAAACCTATGGTGCAACTTAAGTGTAATACCATTAGGATTAATGATTGTCATCTGGAAACAATCAAAGTTGATAGGAAGTCTTCTCCTAACATCTTTCCAAGTGAAGTCCCAGTGTGATGCTGTAGACATGTCAACATCATCTTCCATGATGATGATCTCGTCATACTCAGTTTGTTCTACAAAGAACCTGATAGCACTAAGGTGAGACAGGACACATCCAATCTCACCGGCATTCATATTGTCAGGCACTCTGCCCTTGAGCAGATCAGTAGCATCATCTTTTCCATCGATGCCACGGAACCTAAAGTGATCTTCGACACCCCAGTATTCAAACTGCTGTGTCATGTACTCCTTTCTATCTGCATATCGATCCAAGTTAATCCAAAGACAAGGAGGAAAGTCTTTGAGTTTGAATGCTGCTTTGTTCTTATCCACCGATCTTGGTACCATGAATAATGCCTCGGTTCGCCATATAAGATTGGTTAGTATAATATTGTAACATTTTTTCTGGAGACATCTTGCTCAGTTTATTGAACAGTGCTCTGTTTGCTTCAATATGTGGGTTGTTGAACCAAGAGTTAGAAGTTCTACGATGCTCTAGATGATAGACGGCATCGTTAACTCTAGCAACAGTAGACAACTGACTGAAGCGAGTGAACCTTTCATCATCCTCATAACCATAGGAGATAAAGTTCTCGTTCTCCATTCCTAGACGGATATATTCTTTACGATCAAACCACTGACAGAATCCAAACTTGGCATCGTACCGTCTGGTCTCTGTAAATGCATCAAAGTTAAAGTTGCTGTTGACAAACTCAGTTACTGCATTGTCATCAGCAAAGACTTGATACTGGTAGTCACCATACCCATAAGGATACACACACTTTGCTTTGCCATCACGAATAGTCTGTGATGCAAGTACATAACTCTCCTTCGGCAAGAGAATATCACTATCGTAGTTGACAACGATAGGAGTATCTGCCATCATCGTCATGTCATTTAGCAGACGTGTACGATGGAAAGTATACTCATCAGTCTTCTCAAAAATATGATTCATATTATTGAGATTGTACTCTGGTAGTGCCGACTGAAGAATAGGAACTACAGACTCTCTAAAAGTAGACTTGGAATCATACTCCTTGACGATTACATTAGTATCAAATCCACGGAGAAGATAGATCAGACTCGTAATGATATTACGCATACGATCCTGAGTCTCAATCCTCAACGGGATACAAAAAGTTGTATCCTTTAGATCAATATACTCCTGCTCAATACGTTCCATCAGATAACCTCCCAGTTGTCGCAATATAGATCAGACGTATCATGCTCTGAAGTATACCCTGTACCAAACCACTTGCTTGGTGCAATGATACGCTTGTTAGCATTCTTGCTCAACCAAGATCCCCACCAGGAGAAGGAAGAGTTGGCGATGATGAAGTCACTGCAGAGTGACATCATACACAGGTCAGCAAGATTGTCTCCACCTTCAGAGACCAAGAAACGATCATCAGTAAACTGCTCGTTACACCATGCAGGATCATACGAGAACACAATCACTGTGCGATCAGAATCAAACTTTGCAAGAGCAGCATCATAGTAATCCTTACTGCATGGTGGGTGATTAGCAGAGTTCTCCAGATAGTCACCACGACGAACGTGTAGAGCAATAGGATTGTCTACCGTGTCAACCATTTCCTTACATGGATTATAGATATCGTTCTTGAACTCAAAGTCCTCACGAATCTCATCCTCGATGTGAGCAAAGTATTTTGTTGTCTGTAGATATGCATAGACATTATGCCCATCAGGCATGTTGTCAAACAAGTTCTGATCAAACTTGAAACTTGCCTCCTGAACATACGGTCCAGGACACACGGCAATGTTAGTTAGACCAGTCAGTTTGAATGCTTGAAACAACTGATGATCTGTCCACTGATCTTTAAAATCGCTGGGTGGAATACAGAACTCGTATCCATGCTTAGCAGCAATACCACGGAGACCAGCGTACTGGAACATCTGGTTACCCAAACGACCATGACGACCTAGATGATTAAATCCAATCACGTATGCTTCTCCTTCAAATAATCAATTTCAGTTGGTAATAGATGCTCCGATGAGCGTTGTGTCTGATTACTATGTTCTCGGTTAGAGATGTGGTAATCCGTTAGCACCGCTGGATTCCCGTGATATTTATAGAGCCGATAGAACATGTCACAGTCCATTAGCATCGTGAGTTCTTCATCGAAATACTCATCAATACCATTCCTCATTGCCAGAATAGATGGGGAACTCAAAGTGTTCACACCTTCTAGTAGTCTGTCGTTATACTGAGGAATCTTTGGATTGTAATGTGTCTGACCGTCGTTAATAGTATGGGCAAAACCAGTTACTGCCCAGTCTACCCCATCAACAAATGCCTTGTCAAGTGCATCGACTAGGTTATTTGTTAGGATAAAATCATCTTGGAAGTGGATCTTTAGAATCTCTCCGTCAGCATGACGTAACGCACAATTAGTATTGGCACTGATCTGCCCACGCTTATCTTCATTTTTAAGATAGTTGATTTCAAAAGCGTTAGCATACTCTTGACATGCTTCGAGGACACTATCATCTTTACTGTGGTCCGAAATCCAAACGTTAAAATTTTTATTTGACTGTTGCTCTAGAGCGTAAAAAACATCGAAGAGATACTTCTTTGCCTTCCCCTTCGACTCATAGCATGGTATACAAAAACTTACTCTCTTCATAGGTCTAGCAACAACTCATACGCCTCAACCAAACTACCGCGAAGAGCATCACGAATAGATTGATCTACACTTTCATGGATGAACCACTCCTCCATGGCACAGTTCTGATTCATCAGGTTATCACCGACAAGATCATACCCATGCTTCTCAAAGTAATCACGGTGCTCATACATTTCATCTACAGTTCCCCACATTCGATACACATCATGCTCATAGGTGATGCAGTTAAATGACAACTCATCTAGTGGGAACTTCTTAATCAGTTCTAATGTAAGTTCAGGTGGTTCCAAATCAAAAGACAGATAGTCTAGATGACGTGGGAGATCTAGATCATCAACCGCTTTCACAAAGTCAAAGTTCAAAGCATCTGCCATGAACATTTTAGTGTTCGGTCTTTCTCCTGGTGCCCACATCTCAGCGAGCTTGTGATCCAGTTCAATAGAAAACCCACGCCAGTTATATGCCTCCTCTAACAACCAAGTATTGTTTCCAACCTTAGGTTGTCCACCACCAATCTCAATGAACGTACCATCCATCTTTGCATCATTGACAACAAGTGCAAAGATGTCTTGCCAGACTTGAGAATAGTTCTTTCGAAGAGTCCTCATAGTATCAGGTCTAACCCTAAGATACTGAAAGTCCTTGCTGATGTAGTTAGTTTGACTCGGTGCGTTTAATGGCATTTTGTTTCACATCCTCCATAATAAATCGGGTCAAGCGTGGGACAACATCGTTGTCACTATGAAATTGCTTTGCTCTAATGTAGTTGTCTTCAATCACGTCCTTGCGTTCGTGATACCAGTCTTCATTGATGTTGGATAGAACTTTCGTTAGGTCCTTTCTATCATTGAAAGTAATGACCCCATCCATATCGAACCAATCACCAAGGTTAGGGCAACCGAAATAGATTGGAACAGTCTTGCTTGCGAAGCAGTCGATAACTTTTTCTGTAAAATAGTTCTGCTGTTGTGAGTTTTCTACTGCGATGTGGAACATCGCTTTGTCAAAGAAGTCATTCCTAGTCTCGTGGAATGGAGGAGACTGATGCTGATAAACCTGAAGACCATTTACATCATCAACGTCTACAAGATAATCATAGATCTCTAGACGTAGTTTGTGACCAGGAGTTTGAATCTTACTACTAGTTACGAATGTGATGTGTGGTTTCTTATTCAGTTCGAGACTATCAAAGTCTAACCAAGATGCACCCCATGGGAATAGTTCTGCTGTCTCATACTTGTCCAGCATTGACTGGGTAAACGTATAGATCTTATCAAAACTATGTGCGTTACGCAATGCACCTTCGTTGATAGTTGGTGCTACAGCATATGGTTCTGCTAGGAACAAGATGCGATAGTCTGCATCCTTATCAAAGGTTAGATTGTCAATAGAGATACTGACTTTACTATCGCCTACATCAATACCCTGTTCTCCCCAAGGGTTCCACCACAAGGGGAATACTTTTGCTTTCATCGGATCTCTTGAAAATGATAATGGAAACCAAAGGTTTCTTTCTCGCTGTCAGGCAGTGTATCCTCCCTGGCAAACTTACTAGCAACATTTACTGGAGCAAACTTACATCCGTTTGCCTCAAAAATATGTCTGTTGTGAACACAAATATTGCCATCTTCGTTATATAGACCAGCATTCATATGCTTGTAGAAATCTCCGACGTTTACCTCCCAAGGGATCTCGACATGGGCAGGTAGATCTAACAACTTCTTGCTTCTTAGCGAGAAACCCCCGTTGCCGACCCGCTGGTTCTTTCCCCAGGGGTCCAGAAAGGCGGTGGGATCGTCCCGCCATGGTGCTCCAATGTAGTCAAAGTCCAACCAACTGCTGTCCCACAGATGAGGACGAATAACATAACCATCTGGATGGATAAGGAGCAGGTGGGAAGTTTCACAGTGCTGTGCTAGATTGTAAATACAGTAAAAGTTAAA